GGACGATATAGGCTGAGTCTTGGCATAGTTAAGTATTTATCCAAAAACGTTTGACAATAAATACCGTTTATAGTATAATGTACACTGTTACTTAAATTTGAGAATAAAATGGCCACAAAATCTACTAAAAAAGTTTTAGCATCTACTAAAAAACTCTTAACATCTGATGAACGAACAATTGTTTCAGATTTTAAGCCAAAAGACGCTGATACTCAGTATTATGGAACAGAACCTATATTTGCCACACAACCTGATTCGGATAATCGGTCGTTGGCATTAGGAATGTCATTTAATTGGTATAGTCGTTTTTGTAGTGTCAAAAACGCTAAAGATTTTTTAATTGATTATGCCGAAAAAACTAATAGAAAAGACCTTTCCAAACTATTGAGCAAGATAGAAGAACGTGAAGTTATGCCAACATTAGGTTGGTTGGCTCGTATGTATATGCGTGGGTTAAATCTTTCAAGTGAAGAAACTAGTCGGTTGACAAATGAATTAAATCGTTTGATTGAATCAATTTCAAAACCAAAAGTAATTAGTTCCACTGCACCACAAGTTGTAGAAACTGTTCCAACAAATCGCCCGAACGTTCAAGAAATTATGCGTGAGCGTACTCGTGAAGTTGCGGGAGAAATTGAAGGTTGGTTAGATGATTTCATTATTCTTGGTGCAAAACCTGCCAATATTGACGTTAACAGTGTTGGAATGTTAACTGAACGTAATATTATGCCACAACATATGTCTATTTTGACTGATGTATGGAAGCGCAAATTGACTGAGTTTCAAGAAGTACAAACTGGAAATGACAAACAACTCAATGAAGCCTATTCTCATTATACTAAAACACAAATCAAGGCAGTTATTAAGTTTTGTGAAGCAGTATTGGCTAGTTTAAGTAGTTATGTTTCTGTTAAAAAGGCATCAAAATCAGTTCGTGCTCGTAAACCAGTTTCTCCAGAGAAACAAGCTTCAAAAATGAAGTATCAGAAGACGGATGAAACACTTAAACTTATCAGTGTTCATCCCAGTAAAATAATTAATGCGACTGAAGTATGGGCATATGATACTGCCAAACGTAAACTTCATTATTATGTTGCTGATGATCATATTGGAACTCTTGGAATCAAAGGTACGACTATTATTGGGTATGATTCTATGAAAAGTGGAATTAAAACTCTACGTAAACCAGCTGAGATTTTAAAGAAATTAATGACTGGCGGAAAACCTTCAAGTCGTAAAGTTTTTACTGAAGTTAATTCCGTACAAACTCAACCAAATGGACGCACTAGTGATAATCTAATTATTCTAAAAGCTTATTGAATCAACTTAATATTTGATAAATACTCTATCTTATGATAGGGTATTTTTATGGCTGATCTAGTAGAATTAAAACAACAATTATTTAATAGTATTAGATATCGTCTTGGTGATGGTATTATTGATCTGGAATTAGATCCGGAACATTATGAGGCCGCATATCGCTATGCTATTTCTACATATCGTCAACGTGGTCAAAATGCATATGAAGAATCATATATGTTATTGGAAGTTCAAGCCAATCAAAATGCCTATATATTACCACAAGAAGTAACCAGAGTTAGACAGGCATTTCGTAGAACGGTGGGATTAGAAACCGGCCCAAGTGCCACATCATTTGATCCATTTTCATCAGCGATTTTAAATACATATTTGTTAAACTATAATTATGCTGGTGGATTAGCCACATATGACTTTTATGCACAATATGTTGAATTGGCTGCACGTATGTTTGGTGGATATGTTATCTATACATTTAATCCAGTAACAAAAGAGATTCAATTTGTTCGTGATTTTAAAGGTACTGGTGAAAGAATTCTATTGTGGACTGACAATATGAAGCCAGAAATTACATTACTTCAAGACCCTAATATTGGTAATTGGATTACAAGTTGGACATTGGCTCAATGTAAGCTTACCATCGGCGAAGCTCGTGAAAAATTTGGTACAATAGCTGGACCGCAGGGTGGAACAACGTTGAATGGTGCTGCCATGAAAGCCGAAGGTGCTGCATTACAAGTTGCTCTAATTGATGAACTCAAAGCCTATGTAGATGGTTCTGAGCCACTATCTTGGGTAATTGGATAATCTGACACTTGACTAATCATTAACATAGTATTACAATAATATTTCAAAGCGGAGATACTGTGTCAAATAAGATTATAGTAGGTGTATGTGGATTTCAGGGTAGTGGTAAAGATACTGTTGCTGATTATCTAGTAAACGTACACGGATTTAGAAGAATAAGTTTTGCTGGTACATTGAAAGATGCTGTATCTGCTATATTTGGCTGGGATCGTGAACTACTTGAAGGTAGAACCAAAGAAAGTAGAGATTGGAGAGAGAAGGTAGATAAGTGGTGGGCAGACAAGCTCAATATGCCACATTTAACTCCACGTTGGGTTCTACAATATTGGGGAACAGAAGTGGCTCGTAAATCCTTTCATGACAATATCTGGATTCATAGTGTAGAACATAAACTTGCCACGATATCAGATAATGTAGTAATCTCAGATGTAAGATTTCCAAACGAAATTAAATCTATTAAAGATGCTGGTGGTATGGTTATCAGAACTCATCGTGGTCCTGATCCAGAATGGTATCATGCCGCTGAAATAGTGAATAAGGGACCTACTAAAAATTTATCATGGGCAAGTAACAAATCATTTTTAGATAATTATAAAATTCATGCTAGTGAAACTTCTTGGATAGGTACTAACTTTGATGCCATTTTAGATAATGATGGTACTATAGATGACTTATACAATCAAATTAATCAACTGTTAAATCCCCAATCTTCCACGTAGTATTATTTCTTCTGACTACTTCAACACAGTTTAGACATATTGAACGTAAATTGATTAATTCGCAATTATTTAAGTTACCATCTATATGATGAACTAGAATTTGATTAGTATATCTAGCTTTAAAATTACAAAGATCACAATGTGTTTTCTTTTTATAGCCGCGAATCTTCCAACGAGGATCAGCGGCTTTTAGTTGTTTATTTTTTCTGATACAACTTTCACAACGACTGCGATAATATCGTTTATCATTGCGATAATAAGCGGCTGCTCTTGGCAATTTATTACAAACAGTACATAATGGTCTATTCATAATGACTATTTATGTTACTTTGAATAGTAACTCTACTAGTAGAGTGTTGTATGACACCATTTTTTAGAAATTTAGATAAATATTATTATGAAACTGTCACGCATAGTGCTGACATTTAATCGTTGTATTACTAAATTTTAGGAGAAAACAATGGCTCTAGAATCGCCTGGTGTAGAAATTACCATCATTGACCAAAGTCAATACTTACCTGCACCGCCAGCATCGGTTCCACTAATTATCATGGCAACCGCACAAAACAAACCTGATCCTTCTGGAACAGCAATTGCCCCAGGAACATTGGCCGCCAATGCTAATAAACTATACAGAGTCACAAGTCAACGTGATTTGGTAAGTTACTTTGGAACACCATATTTCTACAAGACAACTGATGGAACAGCAATTCAAGGATATGAACTAAATGAATACGGTTTATTCGCCGCTTATTCAGTTCTTGGAACAAGTAATCTATGTTATGTAATTCGTGCTAATATTAACTTAGCTGCTTATATTGGTCAAACTGGTCGCCCAAGTTCCCCTCCAGTAGATGGATCGTATTGGTTGAATACAACTACCAGTAAATGGGGTATGTTTCAATTTAATGCAACAACTGGAACATTCTCTGTAATTAGTCCAATAGTAATTGAAGATATTGCTGATGTTGCTGATGGCGAAGGTCGACCACAACAATATATTGGAAATATTGGCGATTACGCTATGGTATTGACCGATCAATATGGATCACCATCAAGTTATTATACTTATTGGTTTAAAAATTCAAATAATGAATGGGTTGTTGTTGGTGGTACTCTTTGGAAAAATAGCTGGCCAACAGTTCAGGGTACAGCTACGCCAGTAACAGTAACTGCTGGAGATATTATAATCAATGGTACAACTGTAACTGTTCCTGGATCTCCGAGCAACACCGTTGATGGTGTTGTAGGTGAAATTAACGGATCTAATATTTTAGGTGTAACTGCTCAAAATGTTGATGGAAGATTACAAATATTCCAAGACAATGGAATAACTGTTATTATTGGAAGCGGAAGTACTCCAGCAACATTAACAAGTTTGGGAATTACTGCCAAGACATATTATTCTCCAAAATTTGTTTACGGTACCAATGCTCAGCAACCATTATGGAAGTCAACTGATAGTCAACCTCATCCAACAGGATCAGTTTGGGTTAAAACAAACTCTCCAAATTTAGGTACTAATATTGTTATTAGTAAATATAGCTCGGCTACTGCTACATACTCTACTAAGAGTTGCCCACTATCTACTAGTGATTGGGTTATTAGTAATTTGTTAGATTCTTCTGGAGGACAAGCAATTGTCGCTGGATCAGTATATGCTCAGTATGGTTTTGATGGAGAGTTATCTACATCACCACTACAATTGTTTGAACGTTCAAGCATTGGAGCAGCCGTATTTGTTGGAACAAATACATCACCAACATTTGCAAATAATGCATTATTTGAAGTTTCTGTTAGTGCTCCAAGTTCATCAAGTTTAAGTGGACCATATACAGTTACAATGCCAAGCACTGGAACTCTAGACGCGGCTGATTTTGTAACCGCCTGGACATCTGCCAATATTCCTTATACTACTGCTCAAGTTTCATCAACTGGTGCAATTGTATTAACTCATAATGAAGGTGGAGTTATTATTCTGAATGATAATGGTGTAATTACTCCAGCGTCAGCAGTAACGGCAGCAGGATTTACAATTAATACTGATGTTACTACACCAACAGGTTGTGTAGGTGCTAAATGGGGCCCAGTTAAAACTATTAGTTATTCATACTTCCCAGCAGTCAATGAGTCCAGTTCTGGTTCCGGTGCTTCATTGTACGTAACTACAACCGGATATATTCCTACATTTACAATAGCTGGTGGTGGTTCTTCTTATGCCGTTGGTGATTTGGTATCGATTGACGGTGGTGGTTATTTGTCCGATCCATATATTGTTCAAGTTACTGGAGTTGGAGTTGGTGGTGGAGGTAACATAACTTCCGTACAATGGTATTCAAATCTTGCAACCCCTCAATATTCAGTACAGTTAAGTAATTGGAGAATTTTCAATTATACGCCAAACTTAATCGCTCCAGTATCAATTCCAGCTGATGAAACTCCATGGTACTATAGCGTTGTCAATCAAGTTGATATTATGACTAACGTTGGTGGTGTATGGACTGGTTATAGAAATATAAGTTATGCCTCTGATGGATTGCCTCAATCATCTGGTACTCCTAGTACCGATCCGGCCGGCCCTATTATTTCAACAACTGCACCAACAGTTCAAAGTGATAATAGTGTATTAGTATATGGTGATTTGTGGATCGATACTAGTGATTTAGAAAATTATCCAGTAATTAGTCGTTGGCAGAATGTTAATGGCGAAGATCAATGGGTTTTAATTAATAATACAGATCAGACAACAGAAAATGGTATTTTATTCCAAGATGCTCGTTGGGCAACTAATGGAACTACAGATCCAGTTGATGATCCTATTCCAACAATTGTTAGCTTATTAACAAGTAACTATTTAGATATTGACGCTCCTGATGCTCAATTGTATCCACAAGGTACGTTGTTGTTCAATACTCGTCGTAGTGGTTATAATGTTAAAGAGTTTATGGTTAACTATTTTAATGGAACAACTTTCCCAGATGAATCATTGCCAGAAGAAACAAATGCATGGGTTAGCGTAAGTGGTTTACAGACAAACGGTGCCCCATATATGGGTCGTAGTGCTCAGCGTAGTATGATTGTCAAGGCTCTTAAGACAACAATTGATACTTCAACACAACTTCGTGATGAAGATACATTCTTTAACTTAATGGCGACCCCTCAATATCCAGAGTTACAACCTAACATGGTAACACTAAATAATGATCGCGGACAAACTGCATACATTATTGGTGATACACCGTTACGTTTAGTGGCAAATGGTCAGGCAATTTTTGACTGGACAAACAATACAGCTGGTGCATCAAGTACTGGTGAACAAGGTCTTGTAACACGTAATACATATCTTGGTATCTATTATCCAAGTGGTATTACTAATGACTTAACTGGAACTCAAGTTGTTGTTCCACCAAGTCATATGATATTACGTACAATGATTTATAACGATACGGTTGCTTATCCATGGTTTGCTCCAGCTGGTCAACGTCGAGGCATAATTGATAATGCTACTAACATTGGTTACATTGATCCAACTACAGGTGAATTTGTTGCTGATAAGAATAACGTTGGTCTTCGTGACATGGAATATAGAAACTTTATTAATCCAATCACATCATTCACCAATATTGGATTACTAAACTACGGTAACAAAAATAGTTTTGACAGTTCATCAGCCTTGGATAGAACCAACGTTGCTAGACTTGTAAACTATCTACGTGATCGTTTAGCAAAAGCTGTTAGTCCATTCTTGTTTGAACCAAATGATAATTTAACTCGTACACAAGTACGTGCAATTTGTCAGACATTGTTAGCTGATATCTTAGCTAAACGTGGTTTATATGATTATCTAGTAGTATGTGATACATCAAATAACACACCAGCTAGAATTGACAGAAATGAACTTTGGATTGATATAGCAATTGAACCAGTGAAAGCAGTTGAATTTATCTATATCCCAATCCGTATTCTCAATACTGGCGAAATCGCTGGTTTGGTAACGAACGGGTAAATGAAAATGTGGTCAGAAATGACCACATTTTTAAAAGATAAATAGAATATAGGAGATATAAAATGGCATTTAGTTCAATTTCGAGAATGACAGTTCCAGCACCTGGATCAGACGGGTCATTGAATGCACAAGGCTTGTTAATGCCAAAATTACAATATAGATTCAGAATCTTGTTTGATAATTTCGGAGTAAGCCAGCCAACAACAGAATTAACAAAACAAGTAATTGACTTTACTCGTCCAAGCGTATCGTTTGGAGAAATACCAATTGAAATTTATAACAGTAGATATTATCTAGCTGGTAAACCAACTTGGGAAGCAATTACTATTAACGTTCGCGATGACGCCAGTGGTGAAGTTGCTAAATTAGTTGGTGAACAAATTCAGAAACAATTTGACTTCAGTGAACAAGCATCCGCTGCAGCTGGTATTGATTATAAGTTTCAGTTACGTTGTGACATCTTAGACGGTGGTAATGGAGCATTTGCCCCAACTGTATTAGAATGTTGGGAACTTTATGGTTGCTACGTTTCTAGTGCAAATTACAATCAATTGGCATACGGTTCAAATGACCCAGTTACAATTGCTTTAACAATTCGTTTTGATAACGCAGTACAATCACCAACAGAAGATGCTCCAAGTATTCGCGGTATTGGTACAAACGTTGGTCGTACTATTGGAAACAGTGTAAGTGGTATTGGTCAAACTGGTTAATTAAAACACTATGGCTGGAATGTTTCAGGAGTTTCTTGATGGTGCCGTTGACGGGTTCTTCGGTACCGATTATTTGCGTGATTATAAACACGCTAGTAAAGTATTCAGACCAAATGCTTATGCAAATTCACCTAAGTTTAAATGGTTGTTTCATGTATACTTTGATATCAATAAAACGCTAATTACACAACAGCCTAATATTTTCCCAGATGATGCTACTCCAGGATTATTAGTAAAAAATATTCAATTGCCTAAGTTTTCCATGAGCTTGTCGGAAATGAATCAGTACAATCGTAAACGTTATGTTCAGACTAAATTAACTTACGATCCAATTCAAGTAACATTTCACGATGATAATGCAGGTGCTATTAGATCAATGTGGTATAATTATTTTAGTTATTACTATAGTGATCCAAATAGTCCAATTGGAGCTACTTCAAGTCAAGCATCTTCAATATTAAATAAAAGAAATCAATATACTCCGGATATTAGTAGTGATGTAAACTGGGGATATCGTGGAGAACCATCAAATACATCAACTTCAAGTGCTATAGGAATTGCAAAAGCACCATTTTTTAAATCAATAAAAATTTATGGATTCAATCAACATAGTTTTGCGCTATATGAGTTGATTAATCCAATCATTGAAAAATTTGATCATGATACATATGATTACTATCAGACAACAACGATGGAAAATCGCATGACTCTTAGATATGAAACTGTTAAGTATCAACAGGGTGCGTTAAATGGTCAGAATCCTGGCGCTGTAGTTGCTGGATTTGGATCCGAGGCAAATTACGATAGAAATCTTAGCCCAATAGCAAGACCTGGTAGTAATAGAACTATTCTTGGTCAGGGTGGACTTGTTGATGCTGGAGTTGGTGTATTAGAAGATTTGCAAAATGGTAACATTCTAGGTGCTATTCAGAAAGGTGGTACATTATTCAATACATTTAAAAATCCACAGTCTCTCTTTCAAACTGCCAAGGCAGAACTTATTAGTGGTTTATTCAATGCCACACAAAACCCACAAAATGCAAGAAATCTTTTTAATTTCCCAAGTACAAGTTCAACTACTGGATCTACTTCTCAATCGGTTTCTAATCAGAATTTCTCTGACCCCAATAATCTTCCTTTATCAGTAATTTCAAATAATCCAATTGGCGACAGTCAAGGATTTATTGATCAAGGACAGTTTCTTTGATAGTATTGTATTGACTAAATACAATATGGGAGAAACACATGGCCGTAGATACCACCGTCAAAATATTTGATCAATTTTACAATTTAAATTTAGTTGTCAATTCAGATCAATATGAAATTGTATATTCATTTTTCAAAGGATATACTAGTAGTATTGTTACCGCTCAATCGTTTACAACAACCTTATTTTTAATTGCCAATCAAACACAATCAAATGTATTAGAACTATTACAAACATTTGAAGGTAGTGATAAATTAAAAGTCAGTTTAACCATGGCTTATTATCTCAACAGTGTAAGTAACAAAACAGTTATGTTTGGAGTTAATAATGTTCTTGTTCCAAATAATACAGTACAAAGAAACATTCTTCAATAATCATGGCTAAATATGCTCAGGGATTTTTTGTCCCTAAGAACCCAGAAAAATATGTAGGTACTGGAAATATTAGATATCGTTCCAGTTGGGAAATGGTATTTATGCAATTCTGTGATAATAATCCAAAAGTACTACAATGGGCAAGTGAAAGCGTACAAATTCCCTATAGAAATCCATTGACTGGTAAACAAACAATATATGTACCTGACTTTTTGGTTATCTATCAAAGTAAAGGTAAAAAAATTACTGAACTTATTGAAATTAAACCAAAAGCACAAACTATGATTACTGAAAAGACTCGTAGTGCTAGAGATAAAGCGGCAATTGCAGTGAATACATGCAAATGGCACGCGGCACAAATATGGTGCAAAAGAATGGGAATATCATTTAGAGTTATAAATGAGGATCATATCTTTTATTCTGGTCGTAGATAACTAAATATAGTACTATGACAAAAAAATTAGAAGAACTTTTTTTTGGCAATAATGATGAAGAAATCATTGATGTTAAAGAAACAATTGAAGAACAACAGCCATCAACTGAATTAATCACTAGAGAGACATTGGCTACTATTGAGAAAGTAGAAAATGCTTTACCTCAAGTTCGTGATTTAGAAACATCAGACAAAGAGATGGATGAGTTAGCTGGTTTAGCTAAAGAGGCATTTAATAACTTAATGGATCTTGGAATGCAGGTGGATTCTAGATTTTCAGCGGAGATATTTAACAGTGCCAGTAGTATGTTAGGTCATGCTATTACGGCAAAAACTGCAAAAGTTAATAAAAAATTAAGAATGATTGATTTACAGTTGAAAAAAGCAGAATTAGAAAGAAAACTAAGTGCACAATCAATGAAAGAAAATGGCTCAAGTGGTGAAAAAACTGACTTGGGTACTGGTAGTATTATGAATAGAGATGAACTTATCAAGATGATTCTCAGTAATAATGATGCTAATAATCCAGACAAAAATGATAAATAAATGATATATAGAGGAATACCACAATGAAAAGTTTGCGTAAGTATTTGGCAGAGAGCGTAAGAACTTATCACTATAAAATTAAAATTGCCGGTCAACCACCTAAAAATTGGTTAGATATGTTTTGCTATAATTTATCAAAATTTGACCCAGTTAAAATTAGTGATCCCAAAACTACTCCTATTCAAAAAGATCCATATGGATTCCCAGACTTGGAAAATCAAGCAATTACAATGATTGATGTTGAATTTAGATATCCAGCCATTGAACCAATGATTAAACAAGTTGCTCGTTTATTAAATTATGATGAGAATTTAGTTAGAATGGTTCAGGCTGATTATGATGATAGTATTAATCATGAAGCAGAACAATATGCAAATCAAGCTTCACATAGTCCAGTTCTAACTCATGAAGAATTAGAAGACAATGGTAAAGAAGCTAATAAGGCATATGGTGAACAATATATGTCTAGCGTATTCAAAGATTATAAGGCTGATAAAATTAAAATGGCTGGTCCACAAACCAAGCCGGCTGTAGACTCACGCAAATTCCCAGGAAATGAAGAGAGTCCAATGACCAAAGTACAAAGACAGCCTAAACCACAAACTGGTGCCAGTCAAGGCACAAAATTCAAATAATTCAAAAGTCAAGGAAAAAACATGGATATCAAATCACTATGGCAAAAATTAGATCAGATCGCTGAATCTAATCGTAGAACTAAGATCGACGAAATGGATTACGGCAACGACGATGAAAAATCTCCATCTAGCGGTCATGGATACGGTAAACATAAACCAGCTGCAGAAGTAACAGTTGGCAAAGACAAAGTTCTTGACAAAAAGAGTATGACAAAGAACGCATCTGATGCATTAGATCATGCTTTTAAAGAAAAATCAAAAAAACAAGATGTGACGGAGAATCGTCAAGATGACAGCCCGGTAGTAAGTGCTATTCTTCGTAGAATTATGCACAACCCCAGTCATAATGTACTAGAGATATATGGCCCACGTGCAGTTATGGATGCAGTCAACGATGTGGCTGAGTATGTAGGTGATGTTGATGAGATTGGTACTAGTGACGTTAGTGGATGGGTACAACAAGTAGAACGTGCGTTGGCTGATAACCGATCAATAAGAGAAGGAGAAATGTCAACTCGTAAGGGTGACAAGGGTGAAACTATTCGTAGACATACTGCCAAAGCTGGTGGTTATGGTCGTAAGATTGATAAAGATGATGAAAGTGGTGATGCATTTCACAGTTCGGACATTGATGATACTGATGATACCTCAGCATCAAAATCACCAGTTAAACGTGGTCGTGGTCGTCCAATGAAGGGCGGAGATAGTGAGACTGGAATCACAAAGAAATATGATACTGATACACTAGCTAGTTGGATCATTGGTAACAAACCAAAAAATATCGGTAAGATTGGTAAAGTATCTCATGTAAACAGATTGAAAGAATACATGGAAATGGTTGAGCGTAAAACAATCGTTGAAAGCATCGTCGCCGAAGGTGGTGGTAATCAATTAGAACAAATTGTTGATGATATCATTGAAGGTCGTTTAGACATTTATGACATTATTTCGAAAAAATATATTCCTACTAATAAAGTAGAAGATTTTGTTCAAAAAGCATTAATTAAATCATATGACGAAATTGCTAGTGATCGTGGATTACATGCAGATGATGATCACGAAGATATTATTGGAATAATGTACAATGATATTCATGATATCATGGGCAAAGCCTATTCAAAAGGCATCGATGAGCAAGCCCAACCAATGCCAGCACAAGCCGCGGCACAACAAGCAGGACAACAAGCAGGACAACAAGCAGGACAACAAGCACAACAGCAACAACTTCCAGTTCTTGCTGGAGGTAAACCTGTTGGTTCAGCACCAACCGCTCAAGCTGTTCAAGCCGCCACTCCAATGGTAAATGATATTCTTAATAAAAAACAAGCTCTTGGAAAAATGGGAGTTTCAGTGACAGCACTAGAAGAATCATTGGCTGATACAATGAATAGATTCTCTTCAATACTAAATGAATCAAAAGATCGTAGTACAGTAGGTCGTCGTACTTTGTCAGAAAGTAAAACACCAAAGTTAGTTTTAGAAGGTACATTAGAAGAGATCATTGCCGTTCATCCACATGAGCACAAAATGTGTCAAGAAGGATGGGGAATGGATGAAAGTTTATATGAAGCATTGTGTGATCATTATCATAAAGAGGGTCGTATTCCTCGTAAAGTATGGCATGGTTCATCAGAAGATTTACGTAAATGTGTAGAAGAATGTTACCTGCAAGATACACAGTCACTAATAGGCGAATCTACTGCGGATGTACCTGATCAGGAAGATTTTAGTACTTATAGTAAAAAAGAGATGGATGCACTGTTTACCATACCATCATCGATACAAGTTTATGATAGTCCTCCTGCGGCCTCTTCAACTACTACGACACCGACTACTACGACTCCAACAACGGGTTCGACTACACCAACGGGTTCCACTACACCAACTACACCAACTACGACATCTACTACTTCATCCACGATGGAAGAAGATGACGATAATCATGAAGTTGCCGCCGGTTTAGGTGGAGCCGCACTTGGCGGTGGGTTGGGATATGCAGCCGGATCAGGAGCACTTGATGGTATTTTAGATGGCGCCCTGGGATTGATCGGTTTAGAAGAAGATGACATTGAAGAAGGATTTACTGGTGGTGCATTAGGCGGTATTGCTGGTGCGGCACTAACAAAATCTCCAAGTGGGGCAATTGCTGGTGCAAAACTTGGAAGCGATATTCAAGATAGATTTTCAAAAAAATCACCATTTGAAACTGAAGAAAAAGATATTAGAAGACATGCAATGTCTAGACTTATTGATGAATTAGATGAATCTACTAATTACTGGAAACTAAAAAACGATATGAGTGAATCTAAAAAGCCAAGTGCTGGCATGACAAAAGGTGAAAAATCTTCTCTTGTAAAAAAAGCAAAATCAGGAAAAGATATTGGTAAACCTGGTAAAGGATTTGACAAATTAGCCAAGAAAGCCGGTGAGAAATATGGTAGTGCTGAAAAAGGTAAGAAAGTAGCAGCAGCCGCTATGTGGAAAAATGCAGCTCCAACTAATGAAGCACAACTAGATGAGTTGTCAAAAGATACACTAGGTTCGTATGTCAAGAAAGCATCAAAAGATGTTGAAGGCAAATCTGGTGAAAAACAACAATACAAAGATATGTTTGCTGGTAATTATCCAGTTCGTGGAGCAAAGAAAGAAGTCGCAAAGAAACAAGAAAAAATCAACAAGCGTCAAGTCGGTATTGGTAAAGCAGTTGATAAGATGACAAACGAAGCAACAGACGATCACTACGATCAAGCCGCAATTGCCAAAGGTAAACGTGGTCGTGATGCTCGTGACAATCCTTCAAAGGCAGTAGCAGCAGCTAAACGTAGTCCATCCGCTCAAGACGCTCGTGCCAAACTTGACAAAGTAAGTCAGTATGGAAACAAAGTCAAAGAATCAGCAAAACCAGATTTCTTAGACTTAGACAAAGACGGCAACAAGAAAGAGTCAATGAAAAAAGCATCTTCAGACAAGAAAAAAGTCAAAGAAAATGTTAATGTAGCTCAGATGCAGGCAGGTACATTTAGACCAGGCGATAAAGCAATTGCTAGAGATGGATCACAAGTTACAATCGCTAAAGTAGAAGGTAATGGAGATGTGTGGATCAAGTCATGGCAAGATGACAAACCACAACGTGTGGATGCTCGTACTCTAAAGTCAGTTGGATCTTCAGGTAAAGCACTTGCTGAGTCATATGACTTTTCTGAGTGGGATAATCAATTGTCATCATTATTGAAACCAACTCCAAAACAAGCAGTTTCTGAATCAACTAAAATTAAGAAACAAATGATCAATGAAAGTTCTAACGAATTATCTACTATGTTACAATTTGCTGGTCTTAAAAATGTTCAACAAGTAATGGAAGAGTTTAACGCTAGCATATATGCGGACGACAGTGAATCAACGTCTTCAACTGATGGTGCAGATAATCCTCCTCAATTAGCTATGCCTACAGGTATGGGCATGAGCCAACAGAAAGATGATGATGATGAATCAACAGTGGTAGAACCAATGATGAGTGATGAAGTTATTGGTGGTTTGGCAAAAGGTGATAAAGAATCAACTCAATCTGATAATGATCATTTGAGTTTCTTCAAGAAAATGCTCAGTCATGGTCAAAGTGAAGTTAAAACTGAAAAACCAAAATCTGAATCAGGTGAACAAAGTGGAATCCCAGCATCTACTAGTCAAAGTCCAGTAAGTGGAGAAACAAGTGATAAGCCAGTTACGGAAGCATCACCAGTTACTTCAACTATAAACAAATTTAAGCCTAAGATAACTCCAGGTGCTATTCCCCCACTAGATACAACTACAACTACAAGTACTATTCCAACATCAAGTACTATTCCAACATCAAGTACTGGACGAACCGATCAAGAACAACGCGCCATTGAAAAAAATGCCGCCGAAAAATTTGATGCATCAAATCCAAATTGGAGAAACAATTTTTCATCATCTACTCCCAGTACGTCATCTTCAACACAACAAGCCGCTGACATGGCAGATTTCAAAGCTCTAACTGGTGTTGGTGAACCAGGAATGACTCCGGCTGATACAATGCCAGTTGGATCAAAGTATGATGCAGCTGACATGGCAGATTTCAAAGCTTTAACTGGTGTTGGTGAACCAGGAATGACTCCGGCTGATACAATGAAGAAATTATCTACTCATATGTCGGGTTCTGATAATCCAGAAATTAATGGTCCAAATGGTACTGGTGGTCCATTAGAAGAAGAAGACATGGAAGAAGGTAATGAGTTTACTGCGGCTTTAGCCAGAGCCAGAGCGAACGGAGTTCAAAAAGGAGAAACCATGAAAGTTGGTGGTAAAACTTATCCAGTTAAAGAAGACTCAGTTGTTGCTGGTAATGGTGACAATGAAGAAGAACAAAGTGAAGTTAGTAGTGATGCAACTCGTGATGCTGGATTAGCACAAGGAGATAGTAACTTCTTCTCTTCAGAAAATAGTTCAACTATGGCAGAAAATGAACATCAAGGTATGTCCAGCGACAGTATTATTGGTGACATTTTAGCTAAATTAACTCAACTAGTTGGATCAGAACAAGGTCAACCAGCAATGAGTGCCGAACCACCAGTAATGGTAGATGTACAATATGCAGATGATGAACAATCACAAGATTATGCAGATGAAGAATCACAAGATGAAGAACATTGTGATCAGTGTCAATCATGTGGCGAAACAATGTATGAAAATCATCAATGTATGGAAAGTTTAAACGAGTGGGCCAATAGTCCTACTGGTGAAAGTGCTGATGAACAGTTTCAAACTGATATGGATTTCATGACTAAAGTAATTAGTGGTGGATTGAATAATCAGAAACAAGATCAGACAACTTTACCAAGTACACGAGTAGTTACTAGAGACGAAAGTAAAGATGTTTCTAATACTATGGGTGCAATGTTACGTAAATTGTCGGGAATTAACTAATTATCATAATTAGTTATACAAGGGGCTCAACTAAGTTGGGCCCTTTTTGTTGATAATAACAAGAAAAATAAAGATAAATATTAGATATAGGACAAATATTATGGCTCAACAATCAATTGATTACGGTAACTTTCCAGATGATTCATCTGCTGATGCTATTAGAATAGCGTTTCAAAAAACTCAAGATAATTTTACTGAGTTATATGGCAACTTATCTAATATTGCCAGTAATGTTACTGCTATAACGGCAGGAAGCGGGATCACGATTGATTCCAGCACAGGTGATGTGACAATTGATGCTACTTTTAGTTCATTAAACGTTCACAGTAATACATTGACTATTACTGGCGTTGGTGGCATAGTAACTTCTGGCGGTAATATAGGAGAAGATTATACAGTCAATAATGCTAGTAGTACATTAATAGTTGAATTGAATTCTGCGATGGATGTTGAATTTGCTAATATACTAGCTAGTGGTAATTTAACAGTTGATGGAAATTCTATATCAGCAGCCAATGCTAATATTATATTAGCTAACGGAAATATTACATTGTCCAATGGATCATTTACGGGTGATATATTCACTACATATGGCGCAAACACAGTTCAGTTTGCAAACTCTACTAGTATCGTTGTAGGTGATACTAATTTTACGTATAATCCAGTAGGTAGCACATTGACTCTTACAAATGGAAATCTCAATGCAGCCACAATTACTAGTCAATATCAATTAAGTGCTGTTAATGTTTCTGTAAGCGATTCTGTATCAGTAACAAACTTAATAACTGCTGAATCGGCACAAATAGATTCTATTCAGTTCACTGGGTTAACAAGTGATCCTACCCCATCAGCCGGATTAATGTATTATAATAGTACAACTGGAAAATTAAGATTGTACAATGGTATCACTACTACATGGCAAGATTTAAACTAATATGGCAACTTGGAATACACCAGCGGGAACAATAGGTAATTTTACACAGGGTCAATTATTGACATTCACCTTAAGTGCTAGTCCTACGCTTGGCGGAATAATAACATATGTGTTGGCTAATGGAACAACTTTACCATCTGGAGTAACTTTAAATACAACTACTGGAGTTATTTCAGGTACACCAGTCTATGTCAGTGTAAATACAATTAATTATTTTTCAGTAAATGCTATAGAAACTTCAGGTGGAATTCAAAATTCAAATATTCAGACATTTTCAATGAATATTACCACATTAGTTTGGAATACTGTATCCGGTAGTATTGGTGTGTTTGCTGAAAATTCATCAATTAATTATCAATTTAATTCTACCGCAAGTCAGCCATCTAACACGATTGAATATATATTGTTAAACGGAACTCTTCCAATTGGAACAGTTACTCCAGTAACTATAGATAGTACTGGATTATTAACGGGAATTCCAAATTCGGAAATTCAAAATTCAACATATAATTTTAGCATCAGATCAATTGAATATGACGGGGTAACTCAAGTTGGATTTAAAGATAGAACCTTTAGTATTACTATTGATATTAGTACTCCTATACCTGAATTTACTACTCCGAGTGGTACATTATTCTCGGCGTATGACAGTACATGGCAATCATTTCAACTTCAATATGTAAATCAAGACCCAAATAGTGTAATATCAATACAAGTTGTATTTGGTAGTTTTCCTCCAGGTTTAGAAATTAACAGTACTGGATTGATTCGTGGATATCCGAATATACCTACAAGTGCCAGTGTTACATATGAATTTACATTAGAAATTTCTAGTATTAATGGTAGAAGTATTACTAGTTATAGTATTACTATTAATAATCAAGAAACACAACCAGGATATATAGGTAGAGCACCAGTAATACTTAATACTCAACCACTTAGTTTTGATATATCAAATGATGATCCTTATAAATCTTATTATCTTACTTCAGATAGTTTAGGTAATTATTCAGAAAATACAGAATTTATTTTTAAAATTATAGGATATAATTTTGATGGTTTGGAAACTGATTTAACATATGTAATTAATGGTCCCAATATTGGGTTGACGTATGATGAACAAACTGGATGGATTAGTGGTTTATTGCCAACTATCGGCATCAATGTTATTACTTATAACTTTACAGTTGATGTGTTTAAAACATCAGTACCATCACTCATCAGTGATAATACATTATTCTTAAGTATGACTGTTATAGGAAATAGTGTTACTGAAATCACTTGGATTTCATCTGATGATTTAGGTATTATTAATAATGGTGCAGTCAGTGATTTGTCAGTTGAGGCAATAGGTGGCACAGGACTAGATATTAATTACAGAATTGTAGGGACTCAGATTCAAAGTAATTTAAAAACTATATCTAATAGTGGATTAGAATTTAGTTCATTTGGTGACCAAGGTGCATTTGTTACTGGATCTGATGATGGACAAACATGGACAAGTCAGATTCCAATTAATAGTTCTATTAGTTTTTTATATTTTACTTCATCAGTATATAATGTTTCGGGTTCTACTACGGTAGTAATTGGATATAATCAAGTTGGTGACGCGATTATCGGACAAGTAACAGATTCTACATATGAATATACACCAAGTGCTGTTATAACTGCCAATATATTAAAAAAGATAATTTATGTAGATTACTATACTCTTTATATAGCAGTTGGAGACAACGGAACCATCACAACCACTACTAGTCCAGATATCTGGACTGATATACAAACAACTTCAACTATGTCTAATTTAAACGGAGTATGTTATTCCAATGAAACATTTGGATTAAGATATGTTGCTGTTGGTGATAATGGTACTATTCTAACTAGTAATAATACTATTACATGGACTTCTAGAACTTCAGGTACAACTTTAAGTTTACGATCAGTAATATTTGACGAAGATAAATTTATCATAGTTGGTGATCTTGGAATAATATTAACAAGTATTAATGGTATTAATTGGATTGTTCCTCAAGTATTTGGAAATAATTATAATTTTAAAGCTTTAGCCACTGGTGGTACACTGTTAGACGATAATATTAGAACTGTTGCTGTCGGAGATGATGGTGTTATTATAGAAAGTTTTAATCATGGAGTAAGTTGGTTTCAAGTTACTAATGTAATATCTACTGCTAATATTACTGATATAATTTACGATGATATTAATACCAATAGTTTTTATATGGTTGGTGATGCGGGAACAATATTAGTTTATAATAATAATCCATTAAGCGTAGATTTTAATAAATTATCAAGTCCAACACTAGATAGTTTCCCTCCAGATTTAACATTATTAAGTAGTGGAAATATTTCAGGTCGTTTAGCATTCGAATCTACAGATTCAGTGCAAGATCAAGATGTAACTAGAACATATTCATTGACAATTCAGGCTTATTATCCTGATTTTCCTGAAATAAATTCTATCAAAACTTTTACATTAACTACATTACAAACATTTTATTTACCTTATGACACAGTATATATTAAGGCTTTACCATCATTTGATGATAGATCAAAATTAAATTATCTATTAGTTAATGATGCAATTATTCCACCAGAATATATCTATCGTTCGGATGATACATATTTTGGAAAATCAATCAGTGTAATTTATGATCATATATATGGAGTTCCAAGTATAGCCAGAGATGATTTCTTTACAGAATATGTTAATGCAGTTCAGATAAATCATTATTGGAGAAATATTACACTAGGTGAAATCAAAGTTGCTGTTGCACGAGATAGTTTAAATAATATAATATATGAAGTTGTCTATAGTGCTATACAAGATAATCTAGTAAATTCTTCTGGACAATCTATCAGTAAACAAATTGTTTGGCCAAGAGCTATTGATTTACACTTGAACAATTGGGTAGATTCATTGACCAATATATATACATCATATACATATGACAATAGTAGTCCAATTGTAAAAAATTATATAGGTTTATATAGTAGTACTAATATAATACTAAATTCGATAAATGACATTGAAGTTGGTATGGTTATGACTGCACCAGTTAATTTTACAGTGACAAATGACATTAATGGATTACCTCCTGTTGTTGTGTCAATTGACGCAGAAACATCTAGTATTGTAGTTAATGTTGCTCAATCATTGACAATGAATCAACAAATATTGTTCAATGATCCATTAGTTACTAGTTTAACTCCTGGAGTTGCTAGAACACTATATCCAAATAGTTTATCTAATATGCGTCAACAGATATATGATTCTCTTGGTCAGATTGATAATCAATCATTATTACCAACTTGGATGGTTAGTCAACAACTAGATGGATCTATTCCAGGATTTACTCCGGCATGGGTTATTTGTTATGCTAAACCAGGATTCGGAAATATTATTAAAAATAACATTGAAACATTATGGCCATACAAATTAAATGAAATTGATTTTCAATTGGATAGATTTGAAGTGGATCGTAGCAAAACATATAACTATGATGGTACAAATATAAATGGACAACCAATTTGGGATACATTACCAAGTGCTCAACCAAATGTTACTAATAACGATGCTGATAGTTATATACTTTTCCCAAGAAAAACTATTCTACCAAACCAAACACAATAAATATTACAATAACTGGATAAATTATGACCTCTACTATTAATACTGGATCAATTGACGTAAACTTCCCAACTCCTGGAGTTAATAACTCTAGTCAAGGATTTAGAACAAACTTTGCGGCAATCAGAAACAATCTAACTATCGCTGGTACAGAGATTAGTGATTTACAAAATAAGGCTATATTAAAGGCCGCACTGATTGGTACTACTCTTAATAATGATATGAACAATGTTCAAATTAGTAATGCATTGACATTGGGATTTAGAGCCTCTACCTATAATTTAGGTAATAATTTATCAGGAACAGTAATCATTGATGTAACCAATGGTGATGTTCAATATGGAACAATTACAGGTAATATTCAACTACAATTTGCAAAATGGGCTCCTACTGGAACTCAGAGTAATGTACAATTAGTTCTTTTCATATCAAATCCTCTTGCCACAATTGATTTACCTGACAATGTTACTAACGGGTTCGCTACAATACAAAATTATGAATCCAATGGTCAATTTCCCGGTGGTAAAATTGGTTTACCTAGTGATTCAGTACAAGTTCATTATTTGTTCAGTACATTAGATTGCGGAACTAATATTGAAATTGCCCCAATGAATCATCCAAGACAATCTCAACAAATTGTTAAACGAATTGTTACTGCTCAAATTGGAAGACAGGGTGATTATAGTGGTGATGTTTGTATTGGCGCAGGATTTGGAATAGATAATATTGATATAGATAGTTCTGGTAGTACATACACATTGGCAACTGTTGTTATTCCCCCTCCGAACGTAGATGGTGGTGTTCAAGCCACCGCTACAGCTACTGTAACAGCGGGAATATTAACTAATATTGTAGTAACTGAAAGTGGCAGTGGATATCTATATGCACCCTCTATATCTATTGTTGATCCAACTTCAAGTGGATCAGGAGCATCTGTATCTGCCACATTATTAGAAATCGTCAATTATATGTACTTCTGTACTAATGATTATGATGGTAGTACTCTAATTTGGAATAAAGTAGCAACTCAATCTTGGTGATAAAATGATTTCTGGCATGGGACACCCGTTAATCGGGGATGTAAGTGATAAATCAATGGATGAATTGTCTGAAATTATAAGTGGATTAACCAAAAAGTTAAACTACGCCTATAGAATTCAACATCAAGCCATGATTAATCAATTAACAATGACTCTTAATACGTATAGATCCGAATATGCAGTAAAACAAGATGCACTTTGGAAAGAAGAATCTGGTGTAATTAGTGGTAAAATAGATATCCAATAACGTCTATATTTGTTGACTTTAATCTTTCTTTATGTTATTATTTATAGATGAGAACTGACAACTATGGACAAATTATTCTATCAGAAAAGGATTTATGTAATCTTTATTTACAAAATCCAAATAGAATCGTGTCAAAAACTTTAATAGATCACAGTATAAATATTAATGATGATTTGGAATTGACCAATATTCCACAATTAATTAAATATGTTACATCAACCGAAACAATAGAAGAATTTGATAAAAGATTACAATCCAATTGGTATATGCCAGATGAGTATAAAAATCTGGATATTGCTCAATGGATATTAGATCAATGTCAAACTGATTCAGAACGTCAAAGAGTGGGTGAAGAACTATTATTATATTTGGATAGAAATTTATTTCAACTACTACAGTATCTTAAATACTTAGTAGACACTATGAGAAAACATAATATAGTGTGGGGAGTAGGACGAGGTAGTTCGGTAGCCTCGTATGTATTGTATCTGATTGGAGTTCATAGAATAAACAGTATGTACTATGATTTAGATATTGAAGAATTCTTAAGATAAGGAAATTATAATGGCAACACATCGTTCAGCAATGGGTAAAGAAGTAGACATGTCAGCTCTACGTCAAAGAAATGAAAAAACAAGAGCAATTGGCAACATGAATGTTAATGCTCGTGGTGATATTATTGATAGTAATGGTCAAGTTATCAATGATAATAACAAACGTGTAAATGAATATTACATGAAAAGTGTTATCAATCGTGGTATTCGACCAACATCAGCCGCACCAAAACGTGAAGTAAAAGAAACTGCACCAGTGATGGCACAAACAATGCCAAAAGTGGATGAAAAACAGGTAGAAATGACCAAAGAAGAATTAGAATTTGATCAGGAGGATACAATCATTGTAGAACCAAAATCAAAGAAGTCAGATTCATCCAAAAAAATTGATTAATATTATAAAATACAGTAATATAACAACATGAATACTAAAATTAGCTACGCCGCACATCAACTTAATTCCAATCAAATCGTTGCCTTGAAAGACAATATTCTTGTAAAAGATATGGTCTTCAAAGAGCGAATGGTTGGTTCTATTCTTATCGTCAAAGATGATGGTAAAGATAGTGGAATCAGACCTCGTTGGGCAGAAGTCTATAAAGTTGGTCCGAATCAAAAGGATGTCAAAGTGGGTGAATTCGTCATGGTTGCTCATGGTCGTTGGACTCGTGGTATTGAGATTGAAGATGAAAATGGTCCTACTACTATTAGACGAGTTGATCCCAGTGATATTTTGTTAGTATCGGACATACCAATGATTGACGAAACACAGAGTACTAAAGTATGATAAGAAAATCATTATACAAATTGTTTCGCTGGGTCAATAATTATGATTCAAATATTTTGATTGATAATGATATTCCTGTAAGTAATCGCGGTCGTGGTATTAGTACAAAGATATCATCTAGTGATGGAATTGCTAAAGAAGGTATGAATTTTACGATTCATCCGGCCGCTGGTGGATATATTCTGGAATATCGTGTTTATGATAGAAAGAATGATCGTAGCGACAATAAATTACATATTATTAATCATGATCAAGACCTAGGCGAAAGCATTGGCAAGATCGTAACTTTGGAAATACTGAGATCATAATGGCATTAGATAATAAATTATGGGTGGAAAAATATCGTCCGAAATCAGTTTCGGACTATGTTTTTGTAGATGAACGTCAACGTCAACAAGTATCAGATTGGATTAAAAATGAATCCATTCCAAACTTATTGTTTAGTGGAGAACCTGGTACAGGTAAAACAACATTAGCAAAAGTTCTTATCAATGAACTAGATGTAAATGAATATGATGTATTGGAAATTAATGCCAGCCGTGAGAATGGAGTTGATGTTATTCGTGATAAGATTCTAGGATTTGTTCAAACTATGCCATTTGGTCGATTTAAAATCGTTCTACTAGATGAGGCCGATTACATGACACCAGCGGGTCAAGCCATGTTACGTGGTGATATTGAATCATATCACAGTACAGTTAGATTCATCTTGACTTGTAATTATGCTCACAGAATCATTCCAGCGTTGAAATCACGTTGTCACGAATTTCATATTACCAAGAGTGATAGAACTGAGTTTACAGCCAGAGCAGCCACAGTGTTGGTCACTGAAGATGTTGAATTTGATTTAGATACACTTGACGCTTATGTAGGTGCTACCTATCCAGACTTACGCAAATGTTTGAATCAACTTCAAACTAATAGTATGAGTGGTAAACTAGCGTCGGTTCAAAATAGTGGTAATGATCAAGATGCCATGTTGATTGAAATCACTGATCTATTCAAAGGCGGTAAAGTATTAGAAGGCCGTCAACAATTATTACAATTTCTTGGATTAAATCCAACTAGACTGGAAGATATTTACAAATGGACTTATGTCAATCTTGATCTTTGGGGTAATACCACAGAACAGAAAGATGCGGCAATTGTAGTAATTAGAAATGGATTGGCAAATCTATCATTGGTTGGAATCCCAGAAATCAGTCTGGCAGCAACCATGGTGGAATTAACACAAATACGAGAATAACATGACAAAGCAAGAAAAGATTAACGAGAATTTCAGTCTTAGTTATAACAGTCGTGAAGACGGCACCGGTGACACCGTAATCGATGTTTCCATCAACTTTGACAATCCCAAGAGTGATAGCGTTATTGTTAATAGATTAAACACATGGTTACAGGCAATTGGAAGAAATGATCTGGTAGTTGCATATAAAGAACATACTTTAGGATCATAATGAGATATTTACTAGTAACATTTGCTCGTCAGCCAGGTGGACGTATTGATGAACAAGCAGGATTCAGTAATGTAATCAAGTCCAAAGACTTACAAACATGTAATGTAATTTTAGATTATCAAGAACAAAAAGTTCTTAAATGTGTGATTGAAGGTAAAATAGTTCCAACCTCTTTTGAAAGTATGCATGAGTATTATAAGAAAGTATATCCAAATATGATTACACAAATGGAACACTTTCAAATGGACAAACTCAAGGATAAATTTAAGTAATGAATAAAAATGTAATCTTAACCGACATTGATGGTGTAGTTCTGGACTGGGAATATGCATTTTCTATTTGGATGCAAACACACGGACATTCAAAAGTAGAAGGTGGTCAATATAAGTATAGTATAGGAAAGAGATACGGGATTGATGATGAGAACGCTAAGCAATTGATCAAGTACTTTAATGAAAGTGCTGCTATAGGATTTTTGCCCCCTCTTCGTGACGCTATGTATTACGTAAAGAAACTGCATGAGAAACACGGATATATATTTCATGCTATTACCTCACTAAGTAAAGATCAAAATGCGTGCAAACTTAGAGAAATGAATCTTAGGAAATTATTTGGGGAAACGGCATTTGAAAAATATATTTTTCTGGATACCGGCGCTGACAAAGATGATGCATTGGAAGAGTATAGAAATAGCGAATTGTTCTTCATTGAGGACAAAATAATCAATGCCGAAACTGGACGTCTGATGGGATTGAATTCTCTATTAATGATTCATGGGCATAATATGAACTATGATGGTTTAGTTCCAAAAGTAAAAAATTGGAAAGAAATTTATGAGATTATAATTGGCAATTAATCCAAATAGTAAAATTTCCCATATCCATTTCTTTCTTGTCAATTAATCTACACACAGTTTTTATTTTTGGTTTTCCGTTAGATTTATTAGGTCCTAATTTCTTTCCTTTAGATGGATGCCCTCCAAATTTTTCTTTATGTATTTGAGCATTTTTTCTATTGGAAATTGTCATATTAATAACTGCTTGTTTTGATTTTGAAACTCCTTTTGATGAAAGACTTATTTGTTGTTTTTGTTCATCAGTGAGAGATTTATATTTTCTATTTTTGTTTATGATAGAAATATCTTTGGCAAAATCTCTTCTTATCTTATCAAATAGTTTTGCTGTTATTTTTAGACGAGTTTGATTGTCACTTTTGCGAGACATTTTATTTAAAGCAAATCTCATTTTTCTTGAAATGTCTACGTCATCAAACATTTTTGTTAATAAATGATGACATACAAAATGCTCTTTTGCCGTTAAATATACCAAATTAGATGATTCATCTGATCCATCAATGCATTTTGGAATAATATGATGTTTTTCAACATATCCTAGTGATTCTTTAGCTGATTTTTTAGTTGAGTGATTTCTTAATTTGGATTGTTCAATGATATTATAATACCATTTAGTATATTTGTTGTCTAAATACATTTGCTGATGCTCCTTGAAAGCGTTAGAGCGAGTGGATGTTAGTAGCATCGCGACTCGCATCTTTTATTTATCTTCTATTTGTAAAGATTCAATACTTCACCAATTAAACGATGTCTTTGAATATCACGATGATCAAATTTACAAGTTTCAATTCCAGATATTGGGCTAGATTGCAACTTCTGTTGTAAATCTAACAATCCATTATCTGGAGTCTTTCGGTCAGTTTGATCAGTATCTCCCGTTACGATAATCTTACTACCAACACCAATACGAGTCAGTAACATTTTCATTTGAGCGGGAGTGGCATTTTGTCCTTCATCTAATATCAGATATGTATTTTTAAACGTTCTTCCTCTGAGATATCCTAATGGGGCAAATTCAATTAATTGTTCAGCCAACATTAGTTCTACTTCTTTTACGGAGTAGAATTCATGTAAAACGTCAACCATGGGGCGGACCCAAGGTGCGAGTTTCTCAGTCAAATCACCAGGCAAGAATCCATGATCCTCATCTTCTATAGATACATTTGGGCGACATAATACAATTCTGTCACATTCACGATCTCTCATGGCTTGAATAGCAGCCAACATAGCCAAGTATGTTTTTCCAGTACCAGCCGGTCCACTAACCACAACTACATCAGTGTCTTGATTCTGTAGAGCTAATATGTACTTTTCTTGATTGACTGTTTTTGGTATCAAACTAACGGATTTACGTTGTTTTTGGGGATTGAATCTAATTGTATTTGTTTCAATGTCCATAGTTTGATTTTTTTGATAATAAGTTTGGTGATGTTTGTGTGACTGTGTTAGAAATGCTGATTGTTCTTTGCGCAAAGCGCCTGATTTTCTACGTGCCAAAATTGAATCTCCTAATTTGTGATCTGCTCATAACAGATAAAGTATTTACATATCATCATTGGTCATCAAATGTGTCGTGATTAGTCATGAATTTATGATAAATAATGAGCTGTACCGTAAATATATTAACTTTCAAAAACTCATTCAATTCATAATTATGATAAATACATTATCATGACAAAGAAAAAGACCTTTTTAGATAGTCCACAGTGGGAAGAAATCGTTCAAAACGTTAAAGGTATAATGACCTCAGACGGAACTATGTCTACGTTATTAGACTTTGAACGAGTATTATCTGAGGCAGATATCTATGCTTATAAGAATTGGGAATTAGGTGAATTAGTTGATGGCCCAATTATTAGACGATATGAAGTAATTTGTACGTTTATGTGGCCTACTGGTATTATGCCTGATCCACGTGGTGCCAAAAGATTATTGCCACTTGGATGTACAGTTAAATTTAAAAAGACAACATTAAAAGTTCCAGTTGAAATTAAAGACCCAAGTGATTTCAAACCAGGCACACATTATCCAAAATTAATTGACAGAAAAGTATGGTTAGTTAATATCATTATGCCAAAAGCATTGATGAATGATATACGTGAAGGTAGTATTGACTTGGCCGGACAGACAATTGATCTTGAAGATTTAGATGATGCATATGCTAAAGATTATGATACTGATAGTCTTAAAGAGTTCGATCAACAATCTGAAAATCAAGATAATACTGATATGAATGATGATATGAACAATCAAATGGGTAATCTTCCAGGACTATAATATGACTGAACAATTAAACGAGAGTTTACAATATTTGGATATGGAACGTCAGATGTTACCAATTGTAAATATAGATCAATATGAATCTAAAATTGGTGATAATAGTGATTATGTTACTATTAGTTTTACTATGAATAGTAAAGCCGCAGCTGATGATTTATGTAGTTGGTTAGAACGTGGTTATGATTGGGTAATTGATGCAGATACAAGTCCTGGAGAAGTTAATAAAGGTAAATTTTTAGTATTTGTTGAAATGAATCGTAGATTACGAGTTCCAGAAAGAATCATTGAAATGTTAGATGATTTGGAAACACTAACTGGTTTAACACTTAAGGATTGGAAATTGAATATCGGTGATAAATTTTTACCAGCCAATGAAGAATCAATCAAAGATAACATTACTCTGAGTCCACATGACTATAGAATGCAACATCCAACAGAAGAAGAATCTGAAGAATCTGATCTTAATGAAATGAGAGAATTGGCTGGATTAGAACCACATACTAGTTATGTAGCGGATGAAGATTTAAAGTTTATTCAGCGGCGCGCCGGAATCATTTAATCTAAGTATCCAAAACATTTGAATTTCAATCTGTTTTGCGTTATAATCATTTATGGATTATTATAATATACTTGGTGTCACTAAGACAGCAACTCAACAAGAAATAAAACAAGCGTATAGACGTTTGGCTGCCAAACATCATCCAGATCGTGGTGGAGATACGGCCGAATTTCAAAAAATAGAAGAAGCCTATAGAACATTAAGTGATGACGAAAAACGACATCAATATAATAATCCAAACCCACATCAAAATTTTGGTGGATTTCCATTTGGAACACAAGGTGGATTTAATCCTTTTGAGGAAATATTTAATCAGTTTACCAGGCAACGTCAACAAAGAATTTATACTGTAACAG